ATCTGCGAAAGGGACAGGATGGAGCATGAGGCGCATATCGGTTGAGGGCATCGAGGAGTTGAAAGCCATGGAGAGTGTCGAGCCATACGCTTACACCTGCCAGGCCGGCCACCAGACCATCGGCGTTGGCCACAAGATCACCGCGCACGAGCTCGAAACGGGCCTGCTGCTGATAGACGGCCTGGCGGTGCGGTGGATCGACGGCCTGAACACCGAGCAGGTCGACGGTCTAATGCGGGGAGACCTGGCCGCGGCCGAGTGGACGGTGGAGTCCTGCGTCAAGGTGCCGCTGACGGACAACCAGTTCGCGGCGCTGGTGAGCCTGTGTTTCAACATCGGTTCGGAAGGGTTCAAGTCGTCGTCAGTGGTGCGGGTTTTAAATCAGGGCAACTACGACCTGGTGCCAGGGTTCATGAGGATGTGGAACAAAATCACGGTGCAGGTCTGCGACGTGGACGGCTGCAAAAAAGTCAAGAGGGTTTCAAAGGGGCTTGTCAATCGGCGCGAAAAAGAGGTGGCGCTTTGGCTTAAACCCTGACCAATCTGCCACGTTCGTGATTGGGAGCGCCTCACATCGACGGTGAACCGGGCGAACGCACACGGCGTGGCGGTGCTTGACCTGCCGCAAGAGTTCAGCCTCCCAGCTCGGCGGCAGACGCCCCGGACGGTTTCCGCCGCCGTTCGGGGCTTTTTATTGGTGTGATGTCAGCTTTCTTTCCAATATGTAAAAAATACTGACAGTAGATTAAGCGCAAGAATTTGTTACATTAAACGTGCAAACGTGCCGCTTATTCACTTTTTATGTGTCAGCTTATTTTACACCGTAAAAATTCCAGCGTAAAAATACCTAATAAAATCAACTTGTATTACTTGGTATGATGTTTGCTTACTATATAATCAACCAAGCAAACGGAGGCAACAAAATGAATAAGGCGCAATTAAACGGGATGAGAGAAACGGCAAAGGCGGTTTGCGACGAAGGGAATTATCAGTTATGGGTTAACGGAAAGTTGATAATGTTTGGGTTGACAAAAGATCGCGCTGAGAACTTCTCAAAATTTTACAAAAATGCAACGGTAAAAAACTAATAATCCTGGGGGCCGGGAAACCGGCCCTTTTTTATGGTAGGATGATATGGAAAACAATAGATCGATGGGGATGAAGAGAGCATACGCAAACGGTAACAGGGCGAAAGCAACATGTAAAATTTGCGGTAAGGATATTTTCAACCGAATGGTATACAGAGAAGACAAGTGCGCCGAAATAAATCAGTACGCCCATACCTCATGCGCAAAAAAATCAGGCTGGAAATTTGAATTGTGCTGGTAGGGAGTTTTAAAATGGAAGAAAAAAAAGAACGCGCCACGATCACAATCGACCCCAAGATTGCCACGGAGATTAAGGTGTGCGCGGCAATCGAGAACCGCAGTTTTAGCAACATGGTCGAGAAGATCCTCGTTGAATACCTGAAAGATCACCAAGAGGCGGCCTAACATGCTATCAAAACCGATAAGCATTTATGCCCTAATCGACGGAAAAAATAGAGTCCATTATGTTGGAGCAACAATGCGTCCATTAAAAAACGGTAATAGACGCACAGGAAGAGGAATAGGCCAGAATATGCCTACCGCCGCACCATACGACCGGGCCGCCATGCTTGAGCGCATCGCCATAGAGAAGTACCGCGCCGTCTCCGAGTTCATGCGCCGGATGGCATTACTCCAACAGCAAGAGGCGGCGCTCACGCAGAGGCCGGAACCGAGTGGGCCGTATGTGCGGATGGTGCGGCCGAAGTCAAGGAGGGCATCCTGATGTTGCGCGTTATCTGCTGCGTCTGCAAAATCCAATACGGAACCAAGCCGGACGGCCGGACCGAAGTGCTCGACAGCCACGGCTTCTGCCAGCGCCATTACGACGAGGCCATGGCCGCAATCGAAAGCCAGTTCTCCGAGCTGCCGACGGATCTGGCGCATGGGGAGGAACGATGCTGACAACCACCTTGGCGCTGCTGCGCCAGCACAACGCCTGCAAGGACCGCTACACGCACCTGCGCAAGGCGCTCGGCAATGGCTATGGCGATAAACCGATTGCCATAGTCAAGATCCTCGAAACCAACGGCCTCGACGATGCGATATGGGCGCTGCGTGCGGTGCCCGAAAAGCAGGCTGCCGAACGCGCCCTCCTGTCGCGGACGTTCGCGTGCCGCTCAGTCCGCGAGACGCCTCTCGCAGATGGCCGCCGCGTCTGGGATTTGCTCGAAGACGAGCGCTCCCGAGCGGCAGTGGTGGCTGCGGAAGACTTTGTCGCCGGAAAAATATCGGCCAAAGATTTGGCCGCCGCCTGGGCCGCCGCCTTGGCCGCCGCCTTGGCCGCCGCCAGGGCCGCCTGGGCCGCCGCCTTGGCCGCCGCCAGGGCCGCCGCCAGGGACGCCGCCTACGACGCCGCCTGGGCCGCCTGTGCCGCCGCCAGGGCCGCCGCCTACGACGCCGCCTACGACGCCCAAGTAAAAATATTTTCAGAAGTGTTCGCCGAGATTCCGGCGGATAGGGAGCGTGTGGAGGCTGCATGAAACTAGTTCGAGGTATTCACCACAAGCGTACTCTCGAAGACTTACTGATCAGAGCGTTCCAGGGCGCCATTGTGACGCTGATTTTAACAATCGTCGCTCTCGTAGCGGCTGACGCCTGGATCAAAGAGGACATCGCCCGCGTGGAGAAATTGAAGCAGCACTTCTACGACATCGCCTACTCTCGGGTCGAAGGACCAAAAGCGCCGGCCGGCCTCAAGCCGAACTACGGCGCACCGAGCGAGCCCAAGACGCGCGTTTTCGCGGACACCTCAGTCAAGTCGGAAGTGCTGACGAAGCAGGCCGAGAAGCGCAGGGACGGTGTGAAGTGAACTACCGCGATTTCATCAGGCGCGAGGCCGCCGGAGTGTGTATGCGCGGAAAATACAGCGCAGAAGACGCATACCTTGATGACCTGTACTGGGAGGAAGAAGCACGTCGTAATATTAAACTCAGGCGGCGCACGGACGCTGCGGATGGATTCATTCAACCAGGGGAGGGCGAAGATGATGAGAATTTGTAACTCTTGCGGAGCGCAACAGCCCGTCATGGGCCAGTGGCAGGGAGGCGACCGGAACTGCGACCACTTCTATACCGATGTCATTCCATCCAAAGGGTGCGAGGATGAAATCAAGATGATGCTCGTCACCTACCCGGCAGCGGAGATTGCGGCGGTGAAATCCTTTTTCTCAAGGAATGGTGCGGTGGAAGCCTATATCAACATCTATAAAAAAATAGAATTTAATGCCTGGATTGGAGAAAAGTAAATGATATACCACGCGACCGTCAACAACGTCCCGTACCTCGCAGTATCAGCCCGAAACGACGACGAAGCCCGCCGCCGCGTGATTGAGTGGTGCCGCAGGGAGTCTGCCGACGGTTTCTGCAAGCGGTGGAAGTCTTGCGGAATGGCGGTTCGGGCGAAGTCCGCCGAGAACACTGTTACTTTTTGGCGTGCAAATATCGCAACCGGGAAGATGTTTTACACGCCAAGTAGTTGAAAGGCCATCGCATGAAGTTAATCCGAGTGACAGAACCGCTTTCAGTTTACTTCGACAAATCAGCAATCCGCCCAGACGTGCTTGAGGCTGCCAGCGCCAGGGGGGCGGCCGTTCATCAAGCCTGCGCCGCTTACGCCCGCAGCCTGCCGGTGTTCGAAACGAGCGGCTACCTCTATTTTCAGTCATTCAAAAACTGGTACGACAGCTACGTCCGCCGCGCCCTGTTCGTCGAGACCGAGTTCAGCGACCCAGCCTGCTACGGCATCGTTGGCCATCCCGACCTGGTGGCGGAGCTGACGGACGGCCGGATCGTGGTGGTTGACTACAAGACGCCGGTGGTGGAGTCGAAGACCTGGGCGCTTCAGATTGCAGCCTACTGCCATCTTGTTGAGCCGGTCGTGGGCAAGTGTGACGGGATGGCGCTTTTACTTTCACCGCAAGGCAATCCAGCAATGGCAATCTCATACAAATATCAAGCGTCAGACTTCGCCGTGTTCTTGGCGGCGCTCACCGTGTGGAGGCATATTCATGGATAACACCGAGGCGCAGGTGAAGGGAGGGGGAGATGGTTGAGAGATTTCATTGTACTGACAACGAAGAATACGATTGGGATGGGCTTCATAGCAATCCTAACGGAGATCTGGTTTTACATGAAGACTACGAGGCGCTTGAGGCCAAGCTTGCCGCGCTGGTGGAAGAAGTGCAAGATGTGATTAACCGCGGTGAAGTCTTTGACGCAAAAGGCACTCACTCAAAGTTGGTCTGTGACAAACTCAAGTCCGCAGTCGAGGCGGCGAAGGTGAAACCATGACCGAAGGAATCGACCGCCGCAGCCCCTTCACAGAGTCACGCCGCAAGACCGATTGCTTCCCGGACGGTGGCCCGGCTTCTTTTTTTGCGCTTGGGTTCGTTTTGGGAAGGTGGGTGGTGTTATGAACTATGACTCTTTTTTGGAAACAAAGCTGAATCATCACGTCCAGAGCGGGTTTGAGGTGGACACATCGAACCTTAACTCAAGGCTATTTGACTGGCAAAAACTCGTCACGCGGTGGGCGCTATTTACAGGCAAGGCCGCGCTGTTTGAGGGCTGCGGACTCGGCAAGACGTTTCAGGAAATAGAATGGTCAACAAACGTTTTCCGCAAAACCGGCGGAGATGTACTGATACTCGCGCCGCTGGCCGTTTCCTATCAGACGACGCGGGAGGCCGCCAAGTTCGGGTATGACGAAATCACAATTTGCAAAAGTCAAGCAGACGTTAGGCCCGGCATAAACATCACTAATTATGAAAAGCTGGAAAAGTTCAACGCGGAACACTTTGCCGGAGTGGTGCTTGACGAATCATCCATCCTTAAATCCTTCATGGGCAAGACAAAGCAGTCGCTAATAGAAGCATTTAAAAAGACGCCTTACAAGCTATGCGGAACGGCAACACCAAGCCCTAACGATTACATGGAGCTGTTGAACCATTCCGACTTCCTTGACGTGATGCCAAGCAACGAAGCCCTTTCACGATGGTTCATTAACGACACATCACAATTCGGCACCTATCGCCTGCGCGGACACGCGGTCGAGGACTTCTGGCGATGGGTGGCCTCCTGGGCCGTGTGCATTAACAAGCCATCCGACATTGGGTTCGATGACAACGGGTTCGTCCTGCCTCCGCTTAACACCGTCAAGCATATCGTGGAATATGACGATCCGATGGACGTTGAAAACGGGCAGTTGTTCCGCGAAACAAAAGTAATCTCCGCGTCCAATCTTTACCGCGAGTTGAGGGAAACAGCCGCTAAACGCTGCGCCGTAGCCGCTGAAATGGTCAACGCTTCCGGTGAGGGTTGGGTAGTATGGTGCAATACTAACAAGGAATCTGAAATCCTAAACGAGTCCATTCCAGATTCGGTAAACGTGCGCGGTTCGATGCCGATTGATTTAAAAGAGCAGTATATAAACGACTTCCTATCAGGACAGGTGCGCGTTTTAATCAGCAAGCCGTCTATGTGTGGGTTCGGCTTGAACCTCCAGCACGTCCATAACCAAGCCTTTGTTGGCTTGTCGTTTTCATTCGAGCAACGCTACCAGGCCGTGCGCCGGTTGTGGAGATTCGGACAGCAAAAACAAGTCAATGATCACGTTATTTTGTCGCCCGCTGAAAACCAAGTCTTTAACACGGTCATACGCAAAGAAAAACACCAAGTGGAGATGGAGCAGGCAATGGTGAAGCACATGAAAAACTATTACGACTTGACGAGCAACAGGCGCGAGCTTGAAAAGAACTACGAGCGAACGACCTATGAAGGGCGCGATTGGAAAATATACCTGGGGGACTGCTGCGAGGAAATGAAGCAGCTTCCAGGCGATTCAATTCACTTTTCAATATTCAGCCCGCCGTTTTCAAATCTCTACATTTACTCCGATATGCTTCAGGACATGGGCAACTGCAAAAACGACGACGAGTTCTTCACGCATTTCGGGTTCACGGTGGCCGAACTGTATCGTGTAATTATGCCGGGACGCCTGTGCGCGGTGCATTGCAAGGACTTGGTGGACTATAAATCCCGCGATGGTGAAAGCGGACTCAGAGACATTCCGGGCGACATAATCAGATTGTTTGAGTCAAACGGTTTCAAATATCATTCCCGCGTCACGATCTGGAAGGACCCGGTTATTGAGATGCAACGGACTAAGGCGCAGGGGCTTTTACACGCACAGATAAAGCGTGACTCGTCCATGAGCCGTAACGGCCTCCCCGATTATCTGCTTGTTTTCCGTAAGTGGCCGAAGGACGGCGCAACGTCAGGTCCGAAGCCGGTGCATAGGCCCGAAGGTTTCAAATACTACTGCGGTCAAGAGTTCCCTGTTAGCGAAGTTTACACGACGAAACAAGATGAAACCGGAATTACAACTCTTGTCAGAATACCGAAAGGCGACGATATATTTTCAATCCATGTTTGGCAGCGGTACGCTTCGCCTGTTTGGTTCGACATTCGGCAAACTGAAGTGCTTAATTGCCGGGTGGCCCGCGATGACAAAGACGAAAAACACATCTGCCCGCTTCAGCTTGGCGTGATCCGGCGCGCTATTCATTTGTGGACGATTCCAGGAGATACGGTCTTCTCGCCATTTGCCGGGATAGGGTCGGAACTTTACGCGGCTGTCGAACTCGGGCGCAAGGCCATCGGTATAGAGCTAAAACGATCATACGCGGAATGGGCCGCGAAATTTTTAACAGAAATCGAAAAAGCACCTAAACAACAACAACTGGAGCTATTCGGATGATTTACGCCCTTATGGAAGAGATCCGGCAATTCAACAAAGCCCGCGATTGGGACAAGTATCACACGCCGAAGAACCTGGCAACGTCGGTGATGATTGAAGCTGCTGAGTTGGCTGAAAAATTCCAATGGCTGACACCGGCCGAGTCCTGGGAGATAGAGGATATGGGGCCTGTTGCCGAGGAAGTGGCCGACGTGCTGATTTACTTACTCAACTTGTGCGACAAACTGCATATATTTCCAGACAAAGCTGTGCGGGCGAAGCTGATGAAAAACAGGAAGCGGTTTCCCGTCAAGAAAGGGGGTGGTTGATGCTCCGTTGCGGCAGAAGCGAATGACTGTCAGGGCCGGGGCTGATGACCCCGGCCCAACTCAAGGGAGGAAAACCGTGATTGATTTTAGCAAAATGGAATTTCAAGGGGACGACAACGAGCCGGAAGTTATCGAATACGGCGCAGTTCCTAACAAGCCAACACCACCGCCACCGCCACCCGCTCCGATGGAATCGCAAGACTCCGGCGCAGTAGTAGGCCTGAACATCGACGGAGCGCGCCGCACCCTGCGGATTTTCGAGGACAAGGTTTCCATCATGGAAGCCGAGGCAAACGACCTGCTCGTAAAGACCAGCGACGGCGCGACGCGAGGGACCGAAATGACTGGCCAAGTCAAGCGCCTGATGAACTCCGTTGACGCCCGAAGAAAGGAAATTATCGCGGAACCGGATTCGTTCGTCAGGAAAGTCAACGGCTTTGTCAAGCCCATTTCCGACAGACTGAAGGCCATCGAGGCATTGCTCAAGCGCAAGCTATCCGACTACGCCTATCAGGTGGAACTCCAGCGCCGCGAGATCGAGCGCAAGCAGTCCGAGGCGCGGATTGAGTTGCAGCGCCAGGTTGACGCGGAAGCGAAGGCGAAGGGCGTCGAAACGGTGGTCATCGCTCCGGTGGCCATGCCTACCAAGAAGGAGCCGGTGCGGAGCGACAGCGCAGTGAGCAGCGCCGTCATGGTTTGGAAGCACGAGGTCATCGACGCGTCTGCGGTGCCGCGCAATTATCTCATGGTGGACGACAAGGCGCTTACGGCGGCGGTAAAGGCGGGCATTCGGATCATACCGGGTGTGAGAGTTTTTGAGGAAGCGGAAATGCGGGTTAGGAGGGTAGGCTAATGGGATGGAGAGAACGCGACGCAGGTGAGAGGCGATACGAGCGCGACGGACACAGAGAACCCGAAGAGTAAAAACAAAAACCCAAGGGAGGAAACGCAATGGCAACCGAAGAGAAGAAACACGATGACCGTCTGCCCGTAGAAGTCCGCGCGCAGATGCTACAAAAAGAAACCTCAATCTATTTCAACCTGGCGAAGTTCGAGCACGCGCAGCGGATCGCGGCGCTCTTCGCCTCGTCAACGATGGTGCCGCAGCACTTTCAAGGCAACGTCGCAAACTGCCTGATTGCCCTCAACTACGCCGACCGGATCCAGGCCGACCCGTTCATGGTCCTTCAGAACATGTACGTCGTCCACGGCCGCCCGGGCGTTGAGTCGAAGCTCGTCATCGCGCTCATCAACCAAAGCGGCAAATACTCCGAGCCGTTGAAATACAAATTCGACGGAACCGGCGACGACTACGGTTGCACAGCCTGGACCCGCGAGTCGAAGAGCGAGGAAGCGGTTGAAGGCCCGAAGGTGTCCTGGAAGATGGTTAAGGCCGAAGGGTGGGACAAGAAGAGCGGCACGAAGTGGGCGACAATTCCGGATTTGATGTTTCGCTACCGGGCCGCGTCGTGGTTCGCCAACGTCCATTGCCCGGAACTCAAGCTCGGGATGCAGACCGTTGAGGAAATCAACGACTTTGTGGAGATGAAGATGACCGGCAAGGGAAAGTATGCGGCAGCGCCGGTTGAGGTTGAGGACAATGGCCAGGTCCTGACATTCGACGAGGTGTTCGCCGCCGAGTTGGCCGATCCGCTCTTTGCCGAGTGGTTCAACGACCTGATCCTGAAATCCGCCGAGAACTACAAATGCACCTTTAAGCAGGCCCGGGAGGACAGCATCAAACAGCACGAGCAGATCAAGGCGCTGTTCGCCCATTGGAAATCCACCAAGGAACCAAAAACTGACGCGGCTGCCGAAAAAAATCCTATTACAGATAAACCGGAACCTACCAATTCCCACACGCCCACGTTTCGGGACGAGTGGATCAACCTCAAGGGTCCGGGCTTCTCGACGTTTGTTTTTAAGCACATCGACAAGTTCAAGGCGCTTGACGGCGAGTTGTTTTCCGAGGCCGTGGCTAAGTGGCAGAAAATATATCCGACGTTTAGTTGCCCGTTCGTGGCTAAGAAGCCCCCCGATGATGCCCAGGAAGGCACCGGAGAGGCGCAAGGCGAAGACAAGACGGTCCTGGTAGGCGGCAACCCGCCCAATTTAGAAGTGGTTCGAATGCGCGAACCGGGAGAGGATTAGAGATTTAAAATATCGTGACTTTTATTTTAATTGGTGCTATTCTGTTGGTGTCTGACTGAGGAAGGGCTTTTTTTATGGCGCCCAATGACTATAATACATTTAGCCCGGTACAACCGTTCGAGCAAAGCGCCGTAAGGCCCTTACCTCGTCAGACAGCGGTTGTGCCGGGCTTTTTATTTTGGAGGACGCCATGATAGGTGCAATAGAAACAGTATACAAAGGCTATCGCTTTAGATCGCGCTTGGAAGCGCGTTGGGCGGTATTTTTTGATGAACTAAAAATCGAATATTTATATGAACCAGAAGGATATATACTCCACGACGATTCTAAATACCTTCCTGATTTTTTCCTAAATGATGTTCGCGGCGGAATGTGGTTAGAAGTAAAGCCTATCGGATTTCCTGAAGGTAAAATAGCAGAAAAAAAACTAAAAATGTTATGCACTGCAACAGACAAGCCCGGAATGATAGTTGCGGGAGATCCTACCGTCAACATAGATTTTGCCGTTGGTGGGGTTGGTTTAAATTCAGAATATTATCCTGCATGGTGGATTTGCCTTGGTCAAGACAAT